AGCAGGCTTTAACGCACAATTAGTACCAGACTACGGGTAGAAATACTCGGAGTAAACTGCGGCGGCTCAGTTCTGGCTGCCTCACAGCATCGAAGGCTTACGATCCTCGTGGGCGATTGATGTAGATGCTGCCGGGGGTCTTACAACCGCCATCCTTATGGCCTTACGCCGAAGAAGGCATTTAACAATTACCCCTCCAGTGCGGCGGCGGGTTACAATAGCCGCTAACTTGCCTGTAACTTGCCGGCAACTTGCAGGCTTTAATACTCAATCAAAGAGAAGGGAGTGATTCCGATGGGGGTCATCGAATCCGCCGTTGACTGGGCGATCCGGACGGCAAACGACAACAGCCACGGCTACAGTCAGGCGTCCCGGTGGGGCCCTGATTACGACTGCAGCAGCTTTGTCATTCAGGCATGGGAGCAGGCCGGGGTGCCTCTGAGAGAGGCCGGGGCCTCATATACCGGCAACATGCGGGCGGCGATGATCGCGTGCGGTTTTGTAGATGTGACGACGCAAATCGGGCTCGGCTCCGGCTACGGGCTGCAGCCCGGCGACGTGCCTCTCAATTATGCCGCACATACCTGCATTTGTATCGGCGGCGGCAAGGTGGCTAACTGCCGGACCGACGAAGGGCACCCGCAGGCTGGCGACCAGAGCGGGAGCGAGATTCGCATCCAGAACTACTGGAATTTTCCGTGGAACTGCATCCTCCGCTATAAGGGTCAGGCGGGACCGACGGAACCGTCAGGCGACTCCAAACCTTCGACGAGTACGGTGCCGGAAGTGGACCACTCCCTGAAGCTGCCGATGCTGCGGAAAGGCAGCAAGGGAGATGCCGTTATGCTGCTGCAGGCGGCGCTTGTGCAGCGGTCGTTCAATATCGGCGGCGTGGCGAACAATCAGCTGGCTGTTGACGGCGACTTCGGACCACAGACGCAGGCGATGGTCATCAGATTCCAGGACTGGGCCGACATTGAGAAGGACGGCATCGCCGGGCCGGATACATGGGGGAAGCTGCTGGAGGTGAGAACATGAGCGAGATCGTCGTGGCGATCGTCACCGGGTGCTTCGGCCTGCTGGGCAGCGTGATCGTCGCTGTGATCAGCGCATCCGCCACACGGCAGGCAATCGCGCACAAGCTGGAGATCGCGCAGGCAATAACAGATACCAAGATCGACGAGCTGACACGGGAGGTCCGGAAGCACAACAACTTCGCCGAGCGGATGCCGGTACTGGAGGAGCAAATCAAGGTAGCAAACCACAGGATCGAGGACCTGGAAAGAAAAACTGGGTAAAGGAGGAGACCATGGACGAGAAGAAAAACGCCGAGCGCTACATCGTAATCGTGAAAAACGGACCCATGGCAACGGTCTGGGCGGAGGACTTCGCGGACTGTCTGAAAGAGCTCGAGGAGAGCGCAATCCGCGACGATGACGTGATCCAGATCACGAAGCTGGACTTCTGAGGAGGGACAATATGAACATATCGGATATGGGCATTGCTGCGATCCCGGTGATCACTGTGATCGTGTTTCTGGTCGCGGAGGCGATCAAGGCAACGCCGCTGGACAACAAGTGGCTGCCTGTGATCTGCGGCGTCGTCGGCGGCATCCTCGGCGTCGTGGCCATGTATGTGATGCCGGAGTTCCCGGCGCAGGACATCCTGACGGCGATCGCGATCGGCATCGTCAGCGGACTCGCGGCGACCGGCTGCCATCAGATCTACAAACAGCTGACCAAGGACAGCGGGAAGGCCGACGAAGTAATCGTGGAGGATCAGTTTTGACAAAGGCTGTCGTCTATACGGGCACGCGCAACCTCTACAGGGCCATGCTGCCGGCGATCTCTTCCCTGCTGGCCCACACGAAGGCCGACAGGGTGATCCTCCTGATCGAGGACGATGAATTTCCGTACAGGCTGCCGTCCTGCTGCGAGACGGTGAACGTCAGCGGGCAGACATTCTTCACGGACGCATCGCCGAACTGGAACTCGTGGTTCAAGTGGATCGTCATGATGCGCTGCACTTACGCCAAACTCTTCCCTGAGCTTGACCGGATCCTCCAGCTGGACGTGGACACCATCATCTGCGACGATCTGAGCCCGCTGTGGGAGATCGACCTGACGGGGAAATACTTCGCGGCGGTCCCTGAGTATCACGGAAACTTCAAACCCTACGGCCCGAAGTATTACAACATCGGTCCGGCCATGTTCAACCTGGACGAGATCCGGAAGGACGGAATCGACGATCAGGTGATCCGGATGGTCAACACGGAAAAGCTGCCCTATGTTGAGCAGGATGCCTGGAATAAACTCGGGATCCAGAAAGCCTACGATCTGCCGGTGCGGTACAACGAGACACCCTTCACCGGATATACTGGCAACCCGGCAGTCGTGCACTTCGCCGGCTGCGGGGACTGGTACACGAACAGGAACGTCTTCCGGTACGAATATCTGGAGAAGTGGAAGGACCTTCCGGAGGACTGCTTCGAGAAGTGGGACTGAAACGCAGAAGAAAAACAGAAAAGCCCGGGCGATTGCCCGGGCTTTTTGGTCTGCAATACGGTCTGCAATAGAAGAAAAGTACTCGCTTTAGGAGACAAGAGTTTTATTTTCCGTTTTGGATCCAACAAGACGAAAATGACGCTGATGAAGTGTTAATGATTGCCATGAAAAAGTTATGGGAAACAGAGAATAACACAGGAAATCTGTTGTTTTCTTCTGGATTTGTGAATACCGAAAACGTAATAGAAAAAGGCTGAAGTCATTTCTGACTTCAGCCTTTTGGTCCGAGTGACTGGATTTGAACCAGCGGCCTCTTGAACCCCATTCAGTCGGGTTTTCAAGAAAATAGGGCATCTATGGCGTTTCAGTCTGCAATAGATCTGCAATATGTTCAGAAATCTGTCGAAGATGTCGACTGTTCAGAGCTGGTTCGTGATCGCCCGCAGGTCCTCATAAGCGACGTCCTGATAGTCGCGCAGCTGCTCGGTGGATGTGTGGCCGATCAGGGCCAGCTTGTCCGTGTCCGGACCTTTCGTGCGCTTCATCAGGGTCGCGAAGGTATGGCGGCAGCTGTGCGGCGTCAGGCGGTGGCGGCCGTCCTCGTCCACGGGGTTCGAGACCTTCAGTCGGGCGAGGAGTTCATAGAAGGCCTCACGGTAGGCGACGAGGGAAAGGCGCTTCCCTGCCTTGCCGAAGACATAGCCGTCGCCGGCAGCTGCCAGGAACTCGTCCACATAGGGCTGGATCTTCGGCGAGACGGTGACGGTGCGGCCGATGCCGGCCTCCGTTTTGATGCCGCCCACAAAGGCGTGCTCTTCGACGTTATAGTCGGAGGACTTCAGCTCCAGCAGGCCGGTCGGGCGGAAGCCGAGGTAACAGTGGCAGAGGACCATGCGCGCGACGGGATCTCCATCGGCGGCAGCCTTTCTCAGCTTCTCCAACTCCTCAGCGTTCAGGCCCTGATGGGTGCTGTCGGAGCCGGGATCGTTGATTCTCAGAAACTGGGCGAGGTTCCTGTCCTTCGGGATCGCGTCCCTCGGGATGCCGTACTTGTAGACGAGGCCCAGGGCGGCGCGGGCGTTCTCCCGGGTGCGGCGGCCTGCGTCGGAATCGTCCAGGCAGTCCTGCAGGTCGTCGATGTCGATGTCCTCCATGGACACGGACCACAGCGGCGCGAAAAGCCGGAAGCCTGCCGCGTAGCAGTTCATGGTGGACTTCGATCTGGCGTGCGTGGGCTGCCACTGATCGTACAATTCTTTGAGCGTGATAGAGGTCTTTTTGCGCTGGGTGGCGGTCCCCTCTTTCGGACGGTGGTCCGCTTCCGTGAGGAAGGGCAGCGCCGCCAGGGCGTCCTTCCGGGTGCTGAACTGCTTCGAGACTGTTGTCCGTCGCTTGTGAGGGACCGTTCCCGGCGGCGCGTCCGGCGGCAACGGGTCGACGGTATAGCTCAGGGTCTTCACCGCCGCCCACTTTCCCGAAGGCAGTTTATAAACCGAGCCGAGGCCGTTTCCTCGGCTCTTCGGCTTCTGCTTCCGCGGCTTCTGGGATCTTCCGCAGTACGGGCAGAAGACAGCATCCTGCGGAATATTCGCGGAACACTTGACGCAGTTCATATTCCCTCTTGAAATCTTTCTGTGTTGCGGTAAAATGGAAACGAGGTGACGGCCATGAAAAAGAAACCTGTCCTGACGGCGATCCTGATTCTGTTCGCCGTGGTTCTGTTCAGCAATGTATACAACATGGGGACATCGGACTTCCGCCCTGCCCCGACGGCGACACCGGCGCCGACCGGAAAGAGCACGGCGCTGCGGACGGTGGAGATGGCGCGGAACATCGTCGCCAACGCGCTCCCGGGATCCGATGTCGGGTCCCGCTACGACGAGGCGAACGACTGGGCCTTCTTCGACATCTCGGACCGGCGTCTGGACGCGGAGACGGTGCAGAACGCGAAGGACGGCGTCGGGCACTACCGCGAAGACTGGGATCAGGTCGTGCAGGATGTGATCAATATCCAGAAGAGCGTGCAGCGGCTTTTCACGTCAATGGGGATGGAAGAGACCACGGTGGTCGTGGATGTCCTGAACCCGGACAACGAGGACGAGGTCTTCCTCTCGGTGGCCAACGGGATCGCCGGCTATGACGTCGTCAGCGGCGTCAACCTTCTGGACGATTAGCATCCCCGTCCCGGCTGCCGTCGCCGGCATCCGGGATGATCTCGACGTCGCAGAAGTACCGGCCCGGCGTGTCCGTGGTCTCGGCGCTGCGGATCTTCATGCTGTAGCCGTGGCTTTTATCGGAAAGAAACTCGGCGAGCTCCCGGTCCTGTTTCTCCTTCTGCCTCTCCCTCTCCTCGTCCAGGCGGACGCCGCGGCGCAGCATCACCGTGGAAAGGCCGAAGAACGCGGCGCCAAGGGCGTACCACGTCCAGCTCAGATAGAGGGCCTCGTCAGCTGACGATGCCCGGGCGACGGCCAGCAGCAGGAACAGCGCGAAGCAGGCCAGGCAGATCGAGGACAGCGTCTCTTTCATATGTATTCCTCCGGAGGTGTCCGTATCGGACACCTTATTTTTTTAGTAATATATCACTAAGTCGGATCACGATGCAGCGGCGTTCTTGCTTTCAGGGACATCGAGGCGCAGCAGGTGCCTGATGTATTCCTGATCGCGGGCGTCCGCGGCGTCATAGGCGGCCAGAAGGCGCGCCTGGTCATCGGTCACAGTCGGATGCGGGGTGTCGGACCGGCAGAGGAGATAATCCGCCGTGCATCCGAACAGGTCACACAGCTGGCAGATCAGAGATGGCGTCAGCTGATG